ATAAGATATGGATTTGATAATAATATATCATCTGATGAGATATCTAATATTGAAAATTTATGTATAACAACTCGTTCTAATAATTCTTCTAAAAGTAAAAAAAATGAATCTGAATTTAATATTATACAATATGATAACAAAATTTAAAAATTTATACGAAAAAATAGATTTAAGTGATATAAAAATTGATATTGAAAATGAAAATAATGAACTTATTGATAAATTAACTCAAGAACTTTCTATAATTACATATAGAAGAAAAAATAGTCCTAAACCAATCAGATTAACTGAAATAAGTGGATATTTTAACAATAAAGATTTTATAAATATTAATTTAATATATAGAACATATTTAGTCATAAGCTTATCTAATGGAGATAAAGTAAAAGGAAAACTATCTATATTCAAAGACGATAATGAAAATAATATCAATATAAAAATAAATGATAAACAAATTTATGATATTGATAATAAAAAATTTGATGATGAATTATTAGTAGAAAAAATAATATCAAAATATAAAGAATATTTATTAGAAAAATTTAAATTAAGATGAAAATAAAAAATGAAAAATGAAAGAAATTAAAAAATATACAGATTACGAACTCAATGAAGCGACTATTGAAATTGAAGGTACTGAAGAAGGAGTTTATGTTTTAACTATACATGATATTCATAATATAGTAAATAATTTTACAGATGAAGAAGTAACTGAAGAAGACATAATTGAAGAATTGTCTGATTATACATTTGTAAAAGTTGAAGATTCAGAAATTCGCGTAATTGATGATGAAGTAACTGATAATGAAATAGAAGAAGATGAATTAGCAGCAGATGGCGATATTACAGGATTAAAAGCTGATGAAGATCCAACTATGATAAAAAAATTTGAAGAATAATGAAAAAATTTACACACTTAGACGAAGATTTAATTAAAGAAAATCTTGAAGCAAAAAGACAATTTGACATAGAATATAATTTTGCTCTTGTTAAATTAGAAACTATAAAATCATCATTAAATAATATGTCAAATAAGCAAATTAATAATCCAAGTGATTATGGTTATGTTGGAGATATTAATCATGTGACTGAATGTTTAGATGAAATATTAAATTTTTTAATTGATTATCAACCTAAAATGTCAGCTATTTAATAAAAATAAATTATAATAATGTCAGATATAACAACAAAATTTGATGATTTTAAATCTAATAAGGTTAAAAAATTTGATAAATATCAAGAATATGAACCTTTATCTGATGATATTATAGCATTATCTAAATTAGATAACGGTGAATATGAAAAAGTAACTGGACCAGTTAATATAGTTCAAATTACTGGAGTAATTACAGACGAGGAAGAAATTAAAAAATTAGATGAAATAGCTGGAGGACCTGTTCTGAATACAGATTTAAGTTTAAAACAAGTTAAGCGTGGTCAGGAACTCTGGATCACCTGTTTGCTCCAGAAACCATCGACAGCAGTTTTTAATTCCCAAACTTTAGGATGCCTAAAAGTTCGAATTATCGATATATATTATGGCTTATCTAAATTAAGTACATTGAAATAAAAATAATCCTAATATTATTCCTTCAAAATCTAAATCCCAGCAGAGACTTTTTGGTATGATTCATGCATATCAAAAAGGTGAATTGAAAGATGCTTCACCTACAATTAAAAAAATTGCGAAGCATATTAGTAAAAAAGATGCTACAGATTTTGCATCAACAAAGCATAAAGGACTTCCTAAACGTGTTAAAAAAAGTAAAAAAGAATCAAGAATTTATAATTTTGAAAAATTTGTTAACGAACAATATAAAAATGATATAAAATAAATGAAACATTTAAAAATATATGAATATGAATCTAAATATATTATTTTTAGTGATTTAGTTGGTAGTGGAAATATGTCAGCTACTTATCATGTGAATAAAAGTAAAGGTTTATTTCCATATGTAAAAGAAAATGGTATATTCAGAAAAATTAATATTGATGATAAAGAGTCTATTCCTAGAAATGCAATTTGGTTGAAACCAGAACAAATTTCTAAATATAATGAACTTGCAATTAAAATAATTAAATTGAAAGAAGAACAAAAAAATATTTTAGATTTATAAAAAATGACATCTAAATTAGATGTCATTTTTTAAATATTTTCTGATATTATTTTTAAAATTTCTCGTGCTCTATTTACAAATGTATGATTTTTTCTAACATAATTATATCCACTTTCTGAAATTTTATTTCTTATTTCATCATGAGTTAAATAATATTGAACTTTTTCTTGTAAATCTTGAATTGTAGTATAAACATCTAAATGTTCACTAACGTTAAATAAATTACGTAAATTTTCAGTTTCATTTGTTAATAAAAATGTCTTACATCCTAAAGTTTCAAATGTTCTATAATTTAAATCATCTGCTAAGTTTCTATTAAAATGTATTTTGTAAGAATTTATAGCTTGTACCATATCATCTCCAATAACAAATACATCTTTTTTTATATTAGGTATTGAATCAATCCAATTTGCTCGAGATATTATATTACCACAAAATCCAACATTATATTTTTTTTCAATATTTGGATTAAAGTCTATTAAATCATCTGGATATGCATTTGGTAAATAATATGTTTTGAAATTTTTAAAATATTTTTTATGAGATTCGATTGCATTCAAAACTATATCAATTTTATTAGAATTGCATGTCATTATATGTTCATTAGGTATCATATGTGAATCAATTGACCAAAATAATTTTAATCCTTTAAAATTAGATATATTTGGAAGCCAACCATTATTATAATTCTCTATTAACAGAACTACATCATAATCTTTTGATATTTCATCAAATGATATATTATAATTTGGAAAATTTAATCCCCATACTGTGGATTCAATACCTATTTTAGTAAATGCTCTATTAAAATTTAAAGACTCTCTAAAATTCTGATTTTTGATGTGTCTTCCTGCTTCTTGTATAATTAATATTTTCATTTTTATTATTTTTAATTTATCTTGATACACTTGTTCCTATTGTGTAAATATATAATCTTTCTTGTATTTGATGAAATATATATCCTTTTTTTATTGCTCTGTTCCATAAATCCCAGTCTTCTATTCCTTTTGTATTATTATATCCATTTAATTCATCTAAACAAGATTTTCTAATTAACATTGATCCATGTGTTAATATATTTTCTTGTAATAATCTATTTTTTATTTGATCATTAGTTTCATAAGTACCTAATTTAAAACAGCTATCAAATAAATTATTATTATTTTGATATTTATTATATGCTTGTGTGCCTAAAAAATCTACTTTATTATTATTAATATATTCTATTTGTTTTAATAATTTATCAGGCATATACAGGTCATCAGCATCTAAATATCCAATCCATTCACTACTAATATTTGATAATCCAAAATTTTTAGCAACTGATAAACCTTCTTTTTTATTATGAAATAATCTATTTATAGTAAAGTTATATAAATTTTTTACAATATTGTTTGTATTAATCCAACATTCATCAAACACAATAAAAACATCAAATTTTTTATATGTTTGATTATTTAATGACTCTAATGCATCTAATAATAAATTATCATGTTTTTCATCTGTACTATGTACGCAAATTAATATAGATAATGTCATATTTACTCTTTTTTTAATTGTTCTATATATTTTACTATATCATTATTATTATCAAGTATTGATAATTCTTTTGTTTTATTATTAAAATATGTATATCTATTAAATAATTTTGATCTTTCTGGTGTAGTAACATCTTCTATATTTCTTGATATTGTTAATAATCTTTCTATATTTATATCTGTTAATCCATTTAAGTTTATATCATTTTTAATAGATAAATAATTTGAACCTAAAATTTGATTTTGATTTGATAACCATTCTTCTGAGAATCCAAATACTAAATGAAAAATTAAATCCTCTATTATCATACCATAAACTCCCATACCTGGTGTTTCACCTATAATTCTATTCATTCTTAAACTTAATTTATCACCATAATCATTTAAATCTGAATATACTTGTGATACTACTCCATTATCACAACTAATGTTTATCCAATCCTTGACTATTGGACTATATCCTGCTTTTGTATGATTTGTTGGTCTTATAAAGCCTACTTTTTCTGATATATCTTTAGCTATTGAAGTTTTACTAATTCTAAAATAATTATTTATATGCAAAAATTTACCTAATTGTTTATATGAATTGTGTAATTCTGTTTCTTTACCTACAAATGATAAATTAAATTTATTTATTAATTTTATCGGTATATATAACCATTTATTAGATATTGGAAATGCATCGCAATCTAAAGAACAAAAATATTCAGTATCACAAATTTCTAATCCTTTATCAATAGGATATCCAGCGTCTATTTGATTTATTTTTATTATTTTTATTTGGCTATCATTATTATACAATTCTAATATTTTATTATGAATATTATCATCACTCTGATTAGCAATTATAATTTTAGTCTGTATTTCTTGATGCTCGAATTTTTTAATTTGATTAATACAACCTTTAAGAAATTCAAATTCTTTAACAACTGGAATTAATATTGTACAACTATACATATTTAATATTATTTTTTTATATCAATTAATACAATTGATAATTTTAAACCTGATGGATAAATAGAATTATCACCGTTTAAAATATTAGACGGAATTTCAATTTTTTTATTTAGTATTTCTTCGAATATTTCGTTTTTTATACATGGATAATCATATGTTATTATTAATCTACCGTCATCATTAACTTGTTCTAATAAATTATTAAATGCTATTTTAGCATCATCAATACCTGGTAAATGTTCTAATGTGGATATACATAGAACTACATCATATTTATTTTTATTTTTAGATAGTATATTATAATTAAAATAATTTTTAAATTTTTCTTTATTTAAATTAATATCAACAATATCTGAATTAAATACATTGCTACTTAAATTATTTAATGAGTTAGCAAACTGTATATGCAATTCTTCGTTACCACAACTAGTATTATGTACACTATATTCACTATTAATATTATCTTTTAATGCTGATAATACATAACCCCATTCATACGGTCTTGACCAATTTATAAAATTTTTATCAATAAAACTTTCATTTTTATCAATAAATCTAAAATTAACTATTTCCATACTTATTTAATTTTTTTTAATATTTCTAATATTTTATCAGAACTATATCCGTCCCCATATGGACAATTATTGTTTACTTTATAATTAAAAATATGATTTTTAAAAATAGAATTTAAATCTTTTGGAGTATCACATAAAAAACTATTTGTTCCAATTGTTTCTGGTCTTTCTGTTATTTTTCTACACACAATTATTTTTTTGTTGAAATAAGATGCCTCTTCTTGTAAACCACCACTATCTGATATAATTAATTTGCAATTAGAAATATAATCTATCATTTCGTCATGATTAATAGGCTCGACAATATTTACATTTGAATTTTTAAAAATATTATAATGTGATGATACATATGGATTTGGATGTTTGAACAATATAAAATTTAAGTTTTTATATTGCTCTGATATTTCTTTTATAGCTAAAAACCAATCATTAATAATTATATGATTTTCTCTTCTATGTAAAGTAATTAAAATATTATCGTTATATGATATCGATTTAAATTTAACTAAACTATCTATTATTGTATTACCAACAACATATATTTCACCCTTTACTTTCTCATTAATTAAATTATTTTTATTTTCATTTGTAGGGCAAAAATTAATATCAGATATTCTTGATATCATTTGTCTATATGCTTCTTCAGGATATGGATTTTCTATATCATATGTTCTCAATCCTGCTTCGAGATGTATTATTTTTTTATTATTATTAAATGAACTAAGTGCAATTGCATATGCAGTAGCTGTATCACCTTGAATCAATACGTGAGAAAAATTGTAATTTTTAAAATTCATTAAAATCGAACATATAATATTATTTAATCTATTTTCTGAATTATAATCAATACATATATTATAATCATAATCAAATTTTCCAATATCTTCTTGTTGTCCAGTGAATAAAATTTTATAATCTATAATACCTTTAATCTTAACTATAATAGGTTTAATTTTTATCCATTCAGGTCTTGTGCCATAACATATTAAAAGTCTCATTTAGTATTTTTATTTTTTATATAACTTATTTATCATCTAAAAATTTCAATTGCTATCATTGATCTACCTTCAAGATAATATAAATTAGCATCATTATTAATAATATATTTTTTACATATATTAAATAATGTATATGCTGAAAACCAATACTTATGATCAGGATGCACCAATTCATGAAAATATTCATTATCATAAAACATGTTTTTAGAATATATTTCACAATTAGGTACTGTTATAAAATAACATTTAGATTTAATTGAAAACATATCATCTAAAAATAATTTAGCATTATCAACATGCTCTAATACTTCTGGAATTAAAACTAAATCGTATGTTATATCATTAAACTCATCTAAATGACTATAATAATTTCCTTTTTTAGCATCTTTTTTTAATATATTTAAACTTTCAGAGTTTAAATCATATCCATCAACGTTTAATCCAGAGTTTAATAATTTTATATGTAAGTTTGATAATGGATCATATGCCATATAATCTGCACAACCAACATGTAAAATATTTTTATTTTTAAATTTTTCAATAAAAAAATGTGTTCTATCAATTTTAATTTCTTCTACTTTTAAAATTTGATTAAAAAAATTTGGATTCTTATAATCTATCATATTACTTTTTTTTAATTTCTCATCTCAGCATGATCTTTATCTAATGCTAATATTAATTTTTTGTATGGTATATTCCAATTTTCAGGATAACAATAATCACAGTCTAACTCTTTGTATAAATCTGGATTGGATATTAAATATTTATTCCAATGTGATTCATCATGCCAAATAGCTATTATATCTTTACTCATATCATCTAATATATTATTTGATAGAATTTTACATGCAGTTAAATATGCATCTTTTTTGCCACCTTGAACACCTCCACAATGATATACATAATGACTATAATCTACATATGCATTAGATTTAATACGTCTTTCAAAAGATTGTAACAAATCTCTTCTATATCCTGGGTGTATTACAGCAATTAGATCTTTATCACCTGGTAAGAATTCATCTCCAATATAATCATTTATTAACATATCAGCATCTAAATAATATAATATATCAATGTCTTTATATTTTTCTGAATTTTTATTAAAAATTTCAAATCTTTTTAATGTTGGCATAGGCCAAGACATATGTTCTTGATATATTTTAATTACATTATCAGATACCTCATGATCCATTATGTTAGTAAAACAAAAAATTGTTTTTTTATGATCATTTAAAAGATATTTATTTATAGAATCTACCAAAGGATTCAAAAATTTAATATATTTATTCGTTGCTATTACTAAAAATCCAATATTCATATATTTTATTTATTTTATCATACTTCTATGCTGTAAATTAGGATTATCATTCTCATCAAAACTTTCTCCTACAAATTGTTGTCCTATTCTTTTATATGGAAATATTAATCTATTTTTATTAAATGTAAAAAATTCATCGTGTACCATACAATCATTATTAATTAAAGAATATACTATATCTCTTAAAAAATTTTGATCTACTTGCCAAAATTCACCTTTTGAATATTCGTCAATAAGAGTTTTCATATTGCTCAAAACTGGATACTTAACACCCCACATACCTCCTAAAATTACAGCAGTATGCCAAGGATGATCTCTCATTATATGAAATGTCTTAGAACTTTTCATCCATTGATCAACTGCATACTTCTCCCTTAAATTTAATCTTGAATCGCAATCACGACTTATCATAACTTCAACGTCACTATCACTAGCAGGTAAAAATCTCCAAAACATTCCTGACCAATTTCCTAATTCATTCATAATTATAACTTCACAATTTTGTATTTCTTTTAATTGATCTATTATATTAGATGGTACACTTTTTCCACAATAAAATCTTGAAATCCATCCTGGATATATCTGATTTGTTAATTTTGCATTTTTTATAGCACCTATACAATATTTAGGATCATCCCCCCATAAACTAAATGATATAATCTTTTTCATTTTAATCCAAATTTATTTTTTTGCCTTAATTGAAAGAAATTGTAGTCTAATTGATAATATTTATTATTTTTAGCATATAATTCATCAAATTGATCTCTAAATTCAGGTATATCAGGATGCTCATGTTTTATAATTGTTTGTTCTATAAAAGTTTGCTTATTTAATTTATTAGCAACTTTTGTAAATTCATCATCACAATAAAAACTACGATATCCTCTATGATAAATATAACCAAATCTATCATAGTATTTTTTACCTAATATACAAAGTGTATTTAAATCTCTTCTATTTCCATCATAAAACCATAATACACCATCAGTATCTGGATAATATTTTTTCATATTATCTCGTATTATATCATCATATCCTTTGATTTGAGGTATCATATCATCAGATGCTAGTAATACTATATTCCAATCTTTCATTTCATCTATATCAGAATTACATGCTTCTATTTTATATTCAGAATTACCTATAAATACTACTAAATTTTCATAATTATCTAATTTTGAAAGAATTTCTTCATTATTCATAGTTAAATCATCCTCATCTATTGAAATACAAAAATCAGTCAAATCTATATTATTTAAATTTTTATAATATAAATCTAAAACTTCAAAAAATTTTTTTGATCTATTTCTAGTCGGAAATTTAATCAACAGTCTCATTAATATTAATATTATTTTTTATAAATTTTATATCTATTTCTTGATGACAAGAACTATTTAAAATACCTTTAAAATTATCTAAATCAATTACATAATCATCTAAAAATTTATCATTTATAAAATCTGCTGATATATTTCCATGCACATTTTTAAATATATTTTGTACCCTATTTAATGGATTGTTTACTATTATCGAATTTTCAAAGCAAATTATTTTTGATCTATTTAATGTATATCCAGCTAAAACACTTTCATATGTATTTGGATTATTAAATGCTATTTCTGATGTGAGAGGTAATATATCACTTGTTCTAAAAAAATGACCGTCCAAAGACATAGGATAGCCAAAATCTCCTTGCTCTCTATACCATTTGAATGTTAAATCTGAATTAAAATGTGGAGCTGTCGTTCTTATCTTTAATGAATAACAATAAGTTAAATATGGATGTATTCTTAATGATAAAGTTAAGATGTCATCATTCATAGTAAATAATTTAAATTGTTTACAATTTAAAGTAAATGGCATTTTAAATACATCATCATCAACAAAAAATATAGAGTGAGAATTTTCTGGATTTAATAAATTTATAACGTGACTTTTAAATTTATCTGTTTCTTTTATATAATTTATATTACTATCATTATGAATTGTAAATAATTTATCATATCCTTTTTTAAAATCATTATTAGAATACGTATAAAGAATATTAATCATATTCTGATTAAATTCTTTAAAATATAATTTCATAGAACGAAGTAATAATTCCAATTGTGCGGGACGGTCTTTACTAAATAATATAATATTTATCATAAATAATTATACTTTAAAGATATTAAAAAGTTTAATTTTTTATTTAAATCCAGAAACTTTAGTTCTATCACCTATTCTTAATGTTGGCGCTTCAATTGATCTTGGATCAAATGCTATATCATTTTTATGTAATGAATCTAATAATGTGGATATTATTGAAGATGCTTCCCATTTATTATATGATATAATTTTTATTTTTAACTCTTGGGCATTAGATACATGTTTTAAAGAAAAATCATTATATGGAATATTATATTTTGATAATATATTATTCTTAATTATTTCTTCATTTTTAGAATCATATTCTATATCTACAGTAAATTCATATTCATCAGTTGGCTCACTAGTTTTAAATCCAGCAGAAGCATATGTTCCAGTGTAAAATTCATTTAAAAAATTATCAAATTTAGTTACCATGTTTCATTTTATTTTTATAAGGTTATATATAAAAACGATTATCTATTTTTTGGATAATTAAATATTTTATTTGTAGATTCAAATTTTTTTCTCAATTTTTTTGTTTCTCTATTATCGAAACCTAATATATAAATATATTTATGTTTTTGATTTATGATTCTAATATGACATTTTTTTATTGATTCTATTGAATAATTTTTCATTATTTCTGCAATATTATTTGGAATTTTTTCCCATAAAATTTTTGTTTTTTTATTCCATTCATCTTGCCATATAATATTAATAGTTTTTAAATAAGATTTGTAGAAATTTAATTTTCTAAATCCTCTACTATTAACCCAACCTTTATTTATATTATCAGGATCAAAATATAATTTAGTTGATCCAAAATTATTACCAAGATAGTAAAAATTACAAGCTTGATAAATTGTACCAAGTTCTTTTGCTTCAGTGTCAGCATAAGCTTCAAATAATCTAAATTCTGTATTTTTAACCATCCATTTAATTGACCACATAATTAATGAACTAGCTAAATTCTTTGGTGTCCAAGATGCACATGCTCCTCTACTTATCAATTTTTCTATACTTGATGTATCATCACCTAATATATTGGAAAATGCATTTGGAGTAGACATAACAATTGCTCCAGCCATTATACCTTTATATGTTGCTATAAATCTATGAGTAGGTCTATTTGGCATTTTACCAAGCCATTCATATTTTTTTATAAAATCAACAATATCTGTTGTTCTTATATCATCTTTATCTATAAATTCAAAATTAAAATCAGAAACTTTAAGATTTTTATAGTCAAAATTTATTTTTATAATATCATCTTTTAATGTATTTAATCTAATGTCATATTGCCAACAATGTTCTTTATTGTATGTTATTGATTCTATTATCTTATTGAATATTTCATAATTTTTATTCACTATAAAAATAAAATTATATCCTTGTTCTTTACATGCTAATTGTTTTGCAATGTTCTTATCTTTATGCTTATCATACCAATAAGATGATTTTATTTCTATTATCAAATTTAATTTATCATTATAAAAATCAGGAAAATATATACATTCTTTATTATTAAAAATATATTTTATTGAATTTCCTCTTTTTATTTTAATTAAATCAAAATACCTATCTAAAAAATCTAATTCATATTCTCCTTGATAATAAATATCAGTTTCTTTAAATTTATAAATACGTAATCCATTTTTTAACATTTTTTGATATATATCATCATTTTGTGCTGGATAATATACTCCATATTTTTCAAAAATTATATTAGATAATTTTTGCTTTATTAATTCATTTTGCATCGGATTTTCAAAACCATATTTATCTAAACAAGTTTCTTTATATTTATCTCTGTTATTATAATTTTCATCATTATATTTATCTTTTTTTATATTAGATATTTTATCTTTAATAAATTTAGATTCAAATGGAGATTTCGCTTGATATCGTTCTATGCAAGTATCTTCTACTTTTTTCTTTATTATATCATTTTTTAAAGGTGAATCTACACCATACCTATTCATTAATGTTAGTTTAGATTTTTCTTTAAATTCATCAGTAGACATATATTCATCAGTACCATATCTTTCATTCGTTGTAAACCTTACTTTATTTTTAATATCAATATTTTGCATGGAATATTCAAATCCATATTTTTCTAAATTTGTCTTTTTTATTTTATCCTTAAACTCTTCTAATTTTAATGGATGATCTACACCATATCTAATGATATTTGTTTCTTTACACCTAATTCCTGAGCATTTTTTACAATGATAAATATTATCAGTTTCTATATTTCGTAAATATGAAAAATAAGAAATATTGTTTTTTTCTTCACATTTATCACATAATACATCAATTTTAGTTTTTGATGTTTTAGGTAATTCATTAACATTAATAATTATAATATCGCCAGATTTTACGTCATATCCTAAATTTTTATAATAAGTAATGTTCTTATTTGTAGTCTTTATTTCTATTTTTTTAGTTATTATCATATCATATATAGTTTTAATATCACAAAAGTTTATATTAATATAGTTTGTATTTTAAATTTAACATCTTCATCTGATTCATTAAAATTTAATCTTAATAAATTAATATTATTATCTTTACAATATTCAGATTTTAAATTATCACGCAATTTTATTATTTCAAATTGTTTATCTCCACCCCAATATTCAATTGATCTAAAATGTTGTTCACCATCATATTCTATACAAATATTATAATCTGGTAAATAAAAATCAAAATATAATAACGACTTATATTTCAAATCAGGAAAAGTTTTTTTGCCTATTATATTCTATATTTAATTCATTCAATATATTACTTATTAATAATTCTCCTTTTGATTCTTTGCATATTGGACAACCTACTTTATTATATAAATGTTCTCCTGGTTTTTGTAAAAATATACCATGTTTAGGACAAATAATTTTAACTTTTGTATAAGAATTAATATAATTCACTTCACTATAATTATATTTATAGTCATGCATTTTATTTGCTACGCATGGAAAAATTTTTGAATAATTTTCACGCGTAGTTAATATCATTTTATCTATACTTTCTTTGGAGTGACTGAAATCTATTTTATTTTTTACTTCATCATTTTGTAAAGGATATTTAACACCAAAATTTTTTAAATTTGTTTTTATTACTTTATTTTTATATTCATCTGTTTTTTGATAATATTCAATACCATATTTTTTTAAACATGTTTTTTTAGATTTATCTTTTATTTCATCACTTTGAAAAACATTTTCAACTCCATATTTTTTTAAATTTGTTTCTTTTGTTTTTTCGTTTTTGCATTTGAAACAAAAATGTTTTTCAGAATTATTATTTGTTATTCTATTATAATCTTTAATTGCCATAATTTTTTCATCGCCACATACATCACAACAAATATTAATCTTTTGCTTTGATCCATGAGATAAATCAGATACATTAACTTCTATAATATCACCTGAGTGCATTAAAAGATATAATTTTTTATAATAACTTACATTTTTATTTGTTACTTTAACTGAAACAATTTTAGATAGTATCATATGCTCATTTTATTTGTAAAAAATTTATAATATTTTCTTTTATTTCAGAATCTGATTCATTGAATTTTAACCTTAATAAATTAATATTATTTAATTTACAATATTCATTTTTTAACAAATCTCTAAATTGTAACTCATAAAAATTATCATCGCCTCCCCAACCTATAATAGATTTAAAATGCTGTTCACCATCATACTCAATACATGCATTATAATCAGGTAAATAAAAATCGAAATATAATAATCTTTTGTGTTTTAATTCTGGAAAAGATTTTTGCCTATCAAATTTTATATTAAATGATTTCAATATTTTGGAAACCAATAATTCACCTTTTGATTCTTTACATATTGGGCAACCTGCTTTACTATAAATATGATCTTGAGGAGTTTGATAAAATGATCCATGTTTAGGACATATAATTTCAATTCTAGTATACGAATTAATATAATTCATATTACTATAATCATACTTATCTCCATGAATATTTTTTGCTTTTTCTGTACATTTGTATTCTCCTAATATAGTTCCTAATCTTGTTTTTTCAATTCCACATTTTCTACATCCTGATCCTTTAATGTGTTCAGTTGGAAATTCTTTGAATTCTCCATGTATAGGACATATAATTTTAACTTTTGTTAAATAATTTTTATATATTGTTATAGAATAATCATAAAAATTATTATGTATTTTTGATGCTTGAGTTGTGAATTCTTCTGTTGTTTTTGATTTTTTTATTTTAGAACATTCAAAACAATCATTTCCATGTAGATGATTTTTTACAGTTTGATTAAAAATACCATGAATTGGACAAATTATGGTTATTTTTGAATTTATATCTATATAATTCATTAAAGAATAATCAAATTTATAATTATGAACTTTATTGAATCTTTTTAATAATTCGTCTTCTGTTAATTTTTTCATTAAATTAATATTTTATATAGTATAGTATAGTATTTAATATCACAAAAGTTTATATTATTTCAATAAATAATTTTTTATTGTATCAGGTATTAAATTATCATATTAAAAAAGAGAGAATAAATTCTCTCTTTTTTAAATATTATACTAAATACCTAACTATTAGATAAGTACACCTGCACTATCAGTAACTAAAATAGTCATAAATTGCTTCCAAGGAAAGAATCCTATATCGGCGACTGCGTAGCGGCTTCTGATTAGCATTCTTGGAGCCCATGTGGCTTCGGAAATTAACTGAATAGATTGGGCCATCAAATAAGGTACGAATACCAAACCTGGTTGTTCAACACTATTTTTTCTTCCTAAGAATATTCTGTTATCATCCCATCTTTGATAAGGGTCAACGTATATGCTAATATTTCCGATATTTCCCATTGGGAATAATTGTCCATTAGCGTTTAAGTTAGATTTTACTGGATTAAGAGTATAACCTGCAACGTCCTGAATTACAGAAGCTAAATTACCATTTGTTACAAGGTATTGAGCTGGTCCAACACGACCTTCAGTTGCAATAAAGTTAGAAGCGTTATTAAGTTTAGCAATAAGTTTCCTTTGGATTGAGTGAGTAGTTTCACCTCCTGGGGTAGCAGCACCAACTTTCAAATAAGTATCAACGTTAAAGTCAAATTTAGAAACACCAGCAGCATCTTTAGGAGTTGTCCAAGCGATTCTGTTTTTATCAGCCATTTCTGTAACTTTAAATATGATTTGTTTTGAAATAGTTTGAGTTAACTCATTAACAAGAACTGATTCAAGTTTTTGAACGATATCCATACCTGTTGCAGCTTTAATATCTTCAATTTGAGTTCTTTTTAATGAACTAGAAATTTCAATATCACCTACTTGTATAGTTTTAGTAAAGATATCTGGTCCGATAACATTTGGATAAGTTCTTTCGTCTTCATCTCTTACCATTGGTTGTTTCAAATACCAACCTGCTGAGAAACCAGGAATATGATCTTCTAACAATGATACTAAGTCAATAGTAACACCAGTTAAAGTAACTGCTTGTTTAGCAGTTGTACCAGAAGCTACTTCAATAACAATTCCGCTATTCAAAATATCAGAAATAGAATAAGCTGCAGTTGGAAAAGTATTTCTATCATTTACAAATCCCCAACCTGCGTTGTTAGAACCTGGATTAAATTGACGGAAAATTCTAAACATTGGATATCCATTAATACGAGACCATCCTAAAAATTCCATCCAACCTTCTTTGGTAGGAGTTGTTCCATTTGCTGGATAATTAATCAAAATTGGATCAAATCCATTAATGTCAGCAGGACCTGTAGCTCCACCTTGTGCAAAATATAAAGCAGTAGTATTATATGTAGGAACCTGAGTTACAAGAGAACCACCTGATAAGTGAACATAAATAGGGTTAGTTAAACCACCAATTTTTTCTCTTACTGGCATTCCGTTAGCATCCAATTTAAGAGCCATAGAAGCTTTTAATGCTGTATTCAAATTAGCACTTGTTGCAGCATCAGAGATATTAAGAGAGAACATAATTGGTCTTTCATCTTTCAATGTAGAATCAGCTAAGTTATCATATTTAAAATCTACGAATAACATATCAACTTTTGGAGAAGAAGCTGGTTTAACAGCAACTAAGTCCAAACCAATAGTTTGAGCAGCAATTTTCATAGAAACTGGAAGCAAATTTTGTCCTATATCACCAGAACCAATTCCACCTGGAGTTCCTGCACCATAATCACCCCATACTAAACCAGGAGTTGAGGCAGGTTGAGCAGCTTGTACAGCACCCATACCATTTAAGTTACCTAATGTACTATAAGCAACGTTTTCATTCATTGAATGCATTTCAGCATATTCAGACATCCATTTTTGTTTGTAAGTGTCAGCTACTCCTAATGATTCCAAGACTGGTTTCCATTTAGCAACTGCTTTTTGATTGTCAATTATTAAATTCATTTTTTTTATTATTTTTTTAAGACTAAAAAGTCTTTGTTTTTCAGTAATGATATATATTCTTTAAAAAATGTCATTTTTTTCTATTTTTGAATAAAATTAATTTTTAAGAACTTAATTTATCAAATGCTGATTTGAAATAATCAATCTGAGATTCACTCAATTTAGAGCCATCTACGATATGATTTTCTGTGATTAATTGTTTTGCAGGTTTTTCATTTGTGTAACGTGCTAAATCTCTACTATACCAAAAGCTCTCAAATTTTTGTACTGTATCTAGAGCAGGAAATAATCTTGCTGTTGCCAACACTTGGTTTTTAATAGTTTCATCTAATTTTTTCCAAATTAGGGTTAATTCAGATGGCATTGATTCAATTAATAAATCATTAAATGATTTTCTTTTTGGAGAAAGAGCTTCATTCATAAGTGAAATTACTTGTGCTTCACTTGTGTATTTACCTTCACTTTCTTTTAATAACATTTTAACTTTAGTTTTGTCATCGTTAGATAATGAATAATAAGCAGCTTTTCTTTTTTCTGTTAAGAACATCATGAAATTTGGTTGATCGTTTTCAGAAGCTTTTCTTTTTTTAGTTTCATTGATCAAATTATTTATATTTTCGTTTAATGTATTTTGTACTTTTTGTACTTTACTTCCTAATCTAGTGATTTTAGATTCATGTACTTCAACAGGTTCTTCTTCTGTGTCTAATTGTATTACTACCATACCATTTTGTGGATTGGTTGCAAGTACTTCTCCAGTTTTATCTCCAACTGCAATAGTTTCACCTGGAGTAGGTAATCCACCTTCTTCAGTTTCTGCTTGAATTGGTTCTTCTGTTGTTGGTTGTACTGGTTCTTCTGTTGGTAATTCACCTTCTACTGCTGGTTGAGCTTCTACATCACCTTCTTGTTTAATTGGTTGATCTTCTGTTTGTTGAGCTTGTGCAGGTTCAGTTGCAGGGCCTTCTATTGTTGGAGCTTGTTCTTCGTAATATCCATTGATATCAATATCTTTAGTATTTTCATCTTCTGTTATGAAATCAAAATTTTCAAGAACTTTTCCAGTTTTTAATCTTTCTGTAAGAAGTTTTGATTTTTCAATAGTTTTATCCAAATTTTCTGCGATATAATTTGTATAAGCCATAGAATCGTCTAAATTTTCAGCGATATATTCGGAGTAAGAAATGTTATTATCTACATGTTCAGCGATATATTCTGAGTAAGCTATATTATTATCAAGATTTTCAGCGATATATTCTGAGTAAGCTATATTATTATCAAGATTTTCAGCAACATATTCCGAATAGATAATAGAATTATCCAAATTTTCTGCTAAATATTCTGAATAAACAATAGAACTATCAAGATTTTCAGCAACATATTCTGAATAATCAATAGATTTATCAAGACTTTCAGCTATATATTCTGAATATTTGATGTTTTTATCAACATGTTCTGCTATATATTCTGAAAAATCAATATTCTTATCTAATGTTTCAGCTATATATTTACCATAATCAATAGATTTATCAAGATTTTCAGCTATATATTCTGAATAGTTTCCTATTTTTTCAATATTTTCAGCAAGATAATCATTGTGTTTAATTAAATCTGTTGTGGTTTTTTTCAACTGTACATTTTCATTTACAACAAATTGCATACTTTCTGCAAGATAATCTAGGTATTTCACCATTTTTGATTGTTGTTCATGTAATTTTTCGTAATAATCAAGTACACTTTCTAATTTAGCAGGATCAAAATCAACATTATTACCTTTTACCATATCATTAATTTTTGTTTTAAAGGTTTCAATTTCTTCTGTCAAATAATTAGAATACTCTGTCATTTGTTTTTTTGTTACAAAGTCTTCGTTGTTCATTTGGAATAATTCATTTATTTTTGACTCGTCAGATATATCATATATCCTAAAGTAATCTTTATCACTAAATCCATAACTTTCATTTAATGATTTGACTTCCATTCTTGCTGAACTAAATCCAGGATCAGCAACAGCATCATAAGTAAATAATTTTTTAACGGTAACTGTACCATCTGATTCTGTGATGCCAGCGGCTCTAGATGATACGAAAATAGGGCATCCATCATCTACAAGTGCCTTAGCTTCTTTACCCCAATGGGTATTTAATAATCGGATTTCTCCCTTTACTGAATTTGATGATTTATCAAATATCGCACTTTCAATTGTGTGCGAAACTCTTGATAATGAGGTATCAAACACATCAGGGTGGTCAAATTCCCCGTAGACTACACCAAGTTGATTTTTACGACTTAGTAATTCATCTAAATGAGGTAGGAACTTATCAGCAGTATAGATTCTATCGTTTCTATTCTTTATGTTAAATTCCGTAAACGTACCCTCTAAAATGTAATCACCTTTCTTTTGATTGGTATTTTCATTTATTGGTTTCTGTTTAAGACCGTCCATACAATGTTCTACAATAAGAACTGGTTTCATATTTTTTAATTTTCTTTTATATATTACTTAAAAAATATCATTTTTTTCTATTTTTAAACAATTTGTATAAATAAAATATTATGAGAAAAATACCAATAACTAATATGATTGTGGACAATTAAAATTTGAATATATTAATAAATTATAAATTATAAATTATATTTTTCAGAATCTTTGAATACTTTATATTCTTCTAAATCGAAACCGATTAATGTTTCTACTGGAACCGTTTGTAATGTATTACTAAATTTATAACTTTTAATGTATGCTATTTTGAACTCATTTGTTATAGAATATAAAAAAACATCGCCTCTTCCATATTCTATCATATCATATACTGAATTTAAATAAGCATTGATATGAGATTTAAATAATTTTAGTTCTTTTCTTATAGATTTATCTAATACTAGCTTACTTAATAATTCTAAATCAATTTTATATCTTCTATCTT